GTCGTTAGGCGGGTGATTTATGAGATTTACTACCCCCTACCCCAGCCGCCGTCCTCTCTTGCCGTCTTCGCATCGTGGTGTGGCTTGCACAGCGACTGCCAGTTGTTCTTGTCCCAGAACAGCGCCTGATCACCCTTGTGCGGAACGATGTGGTCAACCACGTTGGCGGCGCGCACTACACCAGCCATTGCGCACACTACGCACAGAGGATGCGACCTAAGATACCCGGCACGCGCCTTGCGCCATTGCGATCCATAGCCACGCTCGGTTGCACTGCCACGCTGCTGATCGCTGGCCGCCCGTCTTGACTTGAGATGCGCCGGGCATAAACCGCTGCCATCCACCACCAGCACACCACAGCCTGCATGCCTGCACGGCTTGGGCGCTTGATTGTTCATGGGCAACAAAAAACCCGGTCACTGTTTCCAGTGCCGGGTTGATAGGTTAGACGGGTGCTTCGATGTTAGCAAAAATAGCCTATATCTCGCGGGTTTGCAACTTTATTTAAATCTCCTGCAAAAAACCGCTGATACGCACCAGCGCCTGGCGCTCAATCTCACGCACCTCATCCAGCACAAAATCCAGCCGCTTGCCCCATGTGTCACTCACGCAAGAGTGGTGCATATCCAGCGCCCTGGCACGCTCACTTGTCGATTGCAGCTCACGCGCCACGCCATTGCAGGCCGTGCACACCACCGGAATCCCACGCTGGTTGACCACATTGCCGCGCCCCCTGCACGTAGCGCACGCCGGATCATCAAACTCCACAATCAGCCGTGCCGCGAAAAAACGCATCGTCTCCATCGCGCTCGCCTGCTGCCTATCGTGCACCGCCCAATGCTTGCGGCCAAAGTTCCACAGTGCAAACCGCACCAGCTCCCCGTGCAGCGCAGTCAGGTGATCCATTTGGCGCGCCCACTTGACCCGCAACAAACCCGCCGCCAGCCCCTCAAATCCGGGCACCAGCGCATGATGGCGCGCCGTTGCCCATCCCAGCGCCACCAACACGTCAGCGGCGCTTAAATCCGCTCTCGCGCAATCCTGCCGCAGATTCACCCCTGGTTTCAGCGCATAACTCAAAGCGGCACGCGGATTCATTCAATTCCCCCAAAAAAAATAACTGATTTAGCAAAAACACCACCAAGACAGGGTTAGACAGGTTAAAATCCAACCTGTCTAGGTCTAAGTCATTGATTCTTTAATACAGTTAGACAGGTTAGACAGGTTAGACAGGTTAAAACAAGGTTCTCGTGCGAGAAAAATATTTATCTAAAACACGCCGCACATATAAGACCAGAAAAAAACACACGCACGCACGAGGAAAGCCGCCCAACCTGTCTAACCTGTCTAACCTGTCTAACTGCCCTAACAAAACAATCACTTAACCCAAGTCAGGTTGATTTTTAACCTGTCTAACCTGTCTAACAAATCCGCTTTTCATATCCAAAAACCACAACATCTAGTCTTTTATGTCCGCAACGGCTCTAAACTTCGCACATTGTTCATCAACAGGCAGGCCGTGCGCGATGCTGTTTTCATGCGGTATCAGCTGAAAAATACGCGCCTGAACACGGCCGCTGCCGGCCCATACCTGCGTGCGTGTCTTGTGCACCCGGTTGCCGATCAGCTCAGAGAACTTGGTTTGCGTCAGCAACCGCTCCCCGGTGCGGTTGCACCAGCGCCGATACATCTCGAATAAATCCGCCACCCGGCATGAGCAATACGGCACCTCAAGCTCGCCATCGCGCCACTCGCGGTAAAACGCCTCATGGCTAGGCAAGCCGAAATTGATGATCTTCTCCCGCGCCAGCGTATGCAGCACCAGGCTGCCCGGCTCAAAATCGCCCAGATCAAATTGCAGCAGATAGTGGTAGAACGCCGCCAGACCGCCGTGCGCTATCTCATTCAACACCGCGCTCTTTTGCTCAGCAGACAGCTTGTTGCGCGCCTCCACCACCATGAAACGCCGGTCTTCAAGCTCAAGCGGTATCGGTTGCGGCTCGTTCGACAGAAACACGGAATTGAGGTGATTGGCTTCCTCGCGCTCGGGCAAACCCTTCGGATTGATGCGCTGCGTGCGACCGGTAATCATGTGCTTGATGGTGCCGATGAAGTTGTAACGCTCAGACCGGCTCAGCACTTCCTCGAACACCACGAACACTTTGCGCGAGCGCCACTCGGTAAATTGCGAATCCAGTTGATGCTGGCCTGCCGTCGTGCCATATTCGCCATACAGCGCTTTCACCACGCCTTCCCAAAACAGGCTTTTGCCGGTGCCCTGCTTCTCGCCGAACATCAACACCGCCGATTGCATTTTCGCGCCTGGGTGTTGCAGCGGGTAGGCAATCCATTTCAGCAGCCACGCATACACCACCGCGCTGTCCGGTTCGTTGCTGCACAGATCAGCCAGCAAGTCCAGAATCGCCGCGCACTGGTCAGTGGTGCCAGCCGGTTGCAACGGAAACCCGTCGAACATATTGATATGCGTCTCAGGGTCACAGCGCTGCGTCGGGTCGAACACCAGATTGTCGGCATCGATGATTCGCCGCGCCGTCGATTCCTGCCAGCGGTTCACGTCATCGTTGCCGAACGCCGCCACCAGGCTGGCCAGCGTCAGCACCTTGCACGCATCGCCATCCCACACTGTGGTCGTGCCGTACAGCAGCGTGTAGCGCGCGACCATATGCGCAAATCGATCCCCCGCGCCCCCCTCGGTACTGCGTCCGCGTTTTAGCCGTGGCAGCGCCTCGGGTGAAATGGTGCGGCGTTCCGGGTGCACAAACCACGCATCCACCAGCGGCTTGCCGTAGGCAGCGACAAACCCGGCGCGCTTGATCACCATGCGCTGCAAGCTGTCCCACACATCGGTTTTGCCGTAGATCAGCGAAAAATGCGCCAGCAACGTTGCCATATTTGGCAACATCACCGCACCGGCCTCACCCTCAGAAGGGGGTGCGGGGGAATCATCCCTATCCACAGCCAGCTGCGCAGCAACCACCGACACACCTTCAGCCACCGCCAGATCGTTGAAATCCGTCAGCCCGGTTGCGTCACCGGCAAACACCGGCATCACCACCTGCGCGTTGCCGAAAACCTTGGCCGCCTCGTTGGCCTTGGTCAGCCCCGGGTTGCCATCGGTCGCGTGGTCGTTATCCGCGCACACCACCAGCGTGCTGGTCGGGTATTGTGCGTGGAGGATGCGCGCCACCGGCACCAGGTTTCCAGCATCGAACGCCACGAACACCGCGCCCTTGTATTCCAGCGCCGCACGCACACTGCCGCCGGTCGCATAGCCCTCACACAGATACAGCGTGTCGCCATCCTTCGGCGCATCGCCCAGACGGCAGGCAGCTCCTTCCTTGGCCATGCCAGCGCTGAAGCGCTTTTGCCCGTCGTCGAATATTTTTTGCAGCCCCACCAGTTGCGCCGGTGCGTGGTCATAACGCAGCGCAGGCACCAGCAGCACACCGTCGGCATAACGGCACGATTCGCCGCGCACCTGCTTGCGCACCAGATAGCCCGATTCGCCGACCTTCTGCGCCATGCGCCATTGCGACGCCGCGCGCTTCGCTGCTGCCTCGGCACGCTGCACCCGCTTGGCTTCCGCCTGTGCTACTGCCGCCGCCTGCTCACGCGCAAACTGCTCGCGCTCGGCGGCGTCCAGATCAGACCAGTCCGACTCTATCTTGTACGGCCCCGCGCCCTTGTAGCCAAACGCCCCCGACAGATAGGTTTTGTTGTTGCGCGCGGTATAGGCAAACACCCGATACCACGCCTTTTTGGCAGGGCCAAACCGCACCACTCGCCCGGCATCCACCTGCAATCCGCTATCCGGCAGCGGCGGCATGCCCATCGCCGCGAACTGCCGCACCACTGCATCAATCGAATTTGCCATGCCCATCCTCACTGTTGTTTTTTTCACCTGGACGCCTGCGGCCGATCTCCTGCCCGCCTTCACGCGCCCATACCAGCTTCACCTTGTTGCCAAATACCGCCCGCAGTTCGTCCATTTTTTCAGCAGCCAACGGGAACGCGGCACGGTTTTGTTCGCGCGGCGTCATTTTTAGCTAGACTGCGCGCCGCCCACGCTCATTTCCCCGAGTGCTGGCATGTTTTCGCCTGCCTCAGCTCGCACCTTCGCTACTTTCACTTCGGCGTAAAAACTCTCGTTAATTTGTCCGGCCAGCTTGGTGATTCTGCTGGCCTTGTCCAAATCAAGGTCGCCGTTCTTCACCCCGACCATCATCGTTGCCAGAAAGTCGCGCATTTGTCCGGTCGTTCTAATTTTTCCGCTCATTTCTAATTTCCTTTTTTATACGATTAATAAAACTGCTCAATTCTTTTGCTTCGCGCTCCCGCATGACCAGTGGCCTTACCTTGTTCCAGCAGCCTGTACATAAGGTGTCTTTTCCTTCGCACTTATAGTCACCGTTTTCGCAATTCCATCTATAAACATCATTTCGGAGATACACCTTTTTCAATGTGCTCATCCTTCCGCAAAGTTGGCAGGTGTTCAGCTTTGTTACTGGATTCTTGAACAAGCGCGGATGACTATTACCCACCCCCGTATAGCGATATATGATTCCGTCCTGCAGGTCGCGCTTGATTACAATTTCAACACCCAATCGCTTCAGTCTGTCTAGCGGGTGCTCTAGTTTTTTATTCAGCGCCGTGGACATCAGCTCGCCAACAACTTGCGCAACACCTCAAAATACCGCTTCGCGCACGCCCGCTTGTCCGCCCGCCGTGGAATCGCATAGCTCAGCGCCCACGCCTGGCGCATCAACCGCTGTTGCGCGGGCGTCATCATCACATCGTCGCCATATATTTTTTCGCCAGCACCACCATCGCATCCCACTCCTCGCGCGCCACAATCACATCCGCATCGCCCATCCGGTGCAGCGCCAGGCCGCACACATCCAGCATCGCCAGCATCTCGTCCAGGCTGATTTTCTGGCAATCCTTGCCTGCCTTGTCGCAGTTCAAAAACCGGCTCACATAGCTCGATTGATGCCCGCCCATCGCCTCAGCCACCTTCGCCTGCGTCGCATCCGCAACCGCGCGCAACAGCACTGTCTGGTTTTTCTGCACAAACGTGCGGGTCATTGCGCTTTCGGTCATTTATGCTTTACCCATGCAAACTGTGATGAAAAAAAATGCCGCACCAGGACAATCCCGGCGCGGCACTAAACCCCGGCAAGCCGGGGTGAGGAGGGGCAGACGTCCGGTCTGCCAGCGGGGAGGAACAGCGGCGCGGTCATGCTGCGCTGGCCACTGGCCTGACCAGCAGCGCATCACGCGTAATACGGCGCTCGGTCAACGTTTCTATAGTTGCTGCGTAACTGGTTTCACCAGTCCATTCGGTGCGCGGCAAACAGCCCTTGCGCTCCCACTTGCGAATGGCCTGATAGGTAACGCCAAGGCGGCGGGCAAGTTCAGCCAGGCCGACGTCCTGAATTGCTTGTGAGATGAGGTTAGATTCCATGTACAGAATAATAACCGCTAGTAATAGAACTTGTCAATTACCTGTAGTAATGTTCAAACCAATGATAATTTTGGCTATGAAAAAATTACACACGGATTTCGCAGAGCGGCTGGCAGAGATATGCCTCGATCGCGGCTTAAAACCTCACGGCAGACAAGCCGGGCTGGTGCGGATGATGAAAACACACGGCCTGCAAGTGACTCAGCCGGGCGTAAAAAAATGGTTTGATGGCGAAGCAATTCCCGACACAGATAAATGCATCGAGTTGGCAATCTGGTCAGGCGTACAGTTTGAATGGTTGATGACCGGGCGTGGACGCAAATATATCTACGGTGAGCAACCATCTGACACCATCAGTTCAGTCGCTGAAAAAATGGCGGTAATGTCGCCGCAACAGCAGTACCAGATTATGCAATTGGTCGACATCATTGCCCACCCCGTACCACCAGCCATTGACACAGCCACCACCGCCGCAACTACCAGCGCGCCGGTAACAGCTGCTCCACCCGCAGTTGAAAAACCCATGCTCAAGCGACCCGCCAGCGCCGTATCAGGTGGGCCGCCGCGCACCCATACCAAACCGCATACGCACAAAAAAACAGCATGAAAAAGCCCTTCACGCTAGCCCGCGATCCGGTCTCGCACGACGCCGTGGCCGCGCTGGAATTTTTGCTGCAAGAAGCGCGGCGCGGCGAGCTGATCGGCATTGCCTACGGCGCGATGATGAAGAGCCGCGAGTGCATCGTCGACACCGCAGGCGAGGCGCACCGCAACCCGCTGTTCGCCCTGGGCGTGGTGTGCATGCTGTCAGATGATATTGCGCTGCGCGCCAGAAATGGACAGAATGAATAAACAACCAGGGAGATAATCATGTCATTACAAGCCTGCCACGAATGCGGCAAAGACGTCAGTTCGGAAGCCACCGCCTGCCCGCACTGCGGCGCAAAAGTGAAAGCCAGCAAAGTGGTCAACGAAAAAAAACCAGCAGGTAAGCTCGCCTATATTGTCCTGGGCTTACTGGCTGTCGGGCTGGTTGCTGCAATTGCAAATAATCCAGCGCCAACAAATGCGGCAACGCCATCAACCGCGCCAACAGAGCAAGAAAGCCCAGCCAAAAAAGCCGAGTATCTGCGTTACAGCGCCGCAGCCATTGCGGTTGTTGCCGTCAAGGATGCGATGCGCGACCCCGATTCACTTAAAATCGAAAGTGCCCGCACCAATGAGGACGGTTCGACTATCTGCGTAAAATATCGCGCGCGCAACGGGTTCGGTGGCATGAATCAGAGTTTCATCGTGTACCTGTCCGGCAAGCCCTACAGAACCAGTGCCGCCTGGAACAAGCACTGCACCGGCACGCTTTACGAGCAATACACAGACCCCACCAGTTAAAACATTACACCGCCATCAACCCGTCCCGGCGGGTTTTTTTTCGCCCTCAATAAATATTATTACCTAGAGTTATTGACATAACGATAACCTGTAATTATTATTAACCCCGTACCACAACAAAACCCACCCAAACAGGAGCGGAAAAAATGGACAACCCACTACAAACCGAGCTGCGCAAAGTCGAAGCGCGCGCCGCAGCCGAATCCATGCTGCTGGCAGCCAACGCCGACAAGATCGACGCCGCCTATGCCATTGCCGAGCGCGTCAACAGCAAAATTGACAACCCGAATTTACAGGTGCAGGTCGCAGTCATCCCACACCTGCACAGCGACAAGATCAGTTGCCTGATTTTTGTCAACCGCCGACAGGAACAAGTGGTAAGCCAGGCGCTGTTTGACATAGGCATTGACGCCACCATGACGAAATCGGCAACCAGCTGCGGCGACCTCACGTTTGACCTTGGCGACAGTGGCTGCGAACTGGTCTACAACGACCAAAAAACCGAGCGGCGCGTAGCATGACTACCCATAACAACGACGCCGGTGCCGTCCTTGCCCTGGTTAATCATCGGGTTTGGCAAAGCGCGCGCAGCGCAGAAGACTGGGACGATATTGGCTTGTATTTTTCTGGCGCCATCATCGCTGTAACCGATGCTGCTCTCAGCTGTGAATATCTCGATGACTACGAGACGTTGATCCACATCGCCAACCAGCACGCCCTTGACGCCGAGATCCACAGCACCACCCATTTCGGCAGCCTGGAGCGCCTGGCCAACATCGCCACCGAAATTGATACCTACAAATTCGCGATCAAGGGTGACGATAACGAAATTCTGGCGCGCATGGTCAATGACCTGCACGAGCTGGTGGCGCGCCAGGCAGGCGAGCGCGTCGGCGAAATCTACAGCGACGATGATATGCCATGACCGAACTCGCCCTGTTTTGCAGCAGCTTCATCGCCGTGTTTGCGCTCGGTTTTCAGCAAAAGAATGTGACCGGCAGCCACTACCTGGCGGCGTTTTTCACCAGCTTCGCCATCGGCGGCAGCCAGATCATCCTGTGGCGCGTGGTGCCAGACGCCAGCCCCGCGCAGATCATCGCCGCGCTGTGCGGTGGCCCGTTCGGCATCATCGCCGCCATGGCGATCCACCCGCGCATCATGCGCAGAAAGGCACAACCATGAACCACCGCATGCCAGACAACTACCCGCTGCGCAGCGTAGTCGTCGCAGGCAACCTGATGGCCGCCGCGCTTGAGCACGCTGACCTGTACGAGGCGATGGAGATCGACAGCCTCATCCTCACCTGGCATGGCGCACTCGCCCGCGCACCCGTCGGCAGCGTGCCCGATCATATTGCCGGGGCCGGCAACGCCATCGCCCGCGCGCTGACCTGCCGGAAAAACCTGCACGACAACATGCTGCCCAGCTTTATCCACGGCTGGCGCGCCAGCATAAACGTGCTACGCAAAATGCACACCCACCAGCAGGAGGCCGCATGACCACACTACAAATCAGCGCCCGAGCCGTACGCGCCATCCGCAAAGTGCGCCATGCAGAATCCAGCCAGGTCTGGCAACTGTGCATGATCGTGGTTTTTGTGACCGCGTGCTATGCCGTAGTGATGAGCTGATGAAATCTCGCCATATTATGTTCAGCGCGCCAATGGTGAGAGCCATTTTGGAGGGGCGGAAAACGCAGACGCGGCGGGTAGCAATTAAGACATCACAACCTCACGTCGTTTATGCAACAGACTTCGATCAAGATGAATGCCTATTGGAAATCGAAAACAGCTTGATTGGAAAAAGATACTGGAATGGATGCCCATATGGCAAGCCAGGCGACCAGCTGTGGGTGCGCGAGACGTGCCGCGCAGAAGAGTTGCCCAGCGGACTTGATGGTGTTCGTTATGCTGCAGATGGAGCCTTTCGTGAAATAGAGAATACCCACGAAGCAAGTGATGTATGGGTAAAACTGAACGGTTATCGCGGTGGCAAAGGATTGACCGTTCCAACCATCCACATGCCGCGATGGGCCAGCCGCATCACGCTGGAAATAACCGGTGTGAGAGTGGAGCGGCTGAATGAAATCAGTGGTGCAGACTGCATCGCAGAGGGAATCATCGAGTCCGATGCACCACAATATGCGTTTGGATTGCATGATGCATACCGAGACCTTTGGGAATCCATCAACGGCCCCGGCTCATGGGACGCAAACCCATGGGTATGGGTCATCGAATTCGCGGTCGTCAAGCCATGAAAAAACGTGGGAAACGCTTCGGCACCGCCCGCGACCCGCACGCAGCCACCCGCGCCCTAGTCGGCGTGCAGCAGCTGGACGGCAGCCAGACCACCGACCTATCGCTGGCGTACCGGATGGCGCTGGAATGCTTGCGTACCGGCAACGGCGTCGAGAGCCACGTCCACACACTGGCATGCGCCAGCAACATTGCCCTGGTGCTGGCAGAACGCGGCTACGGTGCCGACAGCATCGACGCAATCAAGCTGGCGCAAGACGGCATCCTACGCTGTTTCTCACGCCACCAGCGCAGCGGCAAATATGGGCTTGATGGCGAGGCGATACAGGCCATCACCAGCCTGTGCAGCCTACATGATGCGCAGATACGGATGGCGCGGCAGAAACATATCCGCGAGGCGATTGCTGAGGTGCATAAGCGGATGGACGCGGGTGACGTGCTGAGGGTTTCGGCATGAGCGACATCATTGGAAAAGCCACGCTGCACCGGATGGATTGCATGGAATATATGCGCACATTGCCGGATAAAGCGTTTGAGCTGGCGATTGTTGACCCGCCTTATGGGATAAATGCGGCTGAATTATTTGGCGGCGAGATAAGAAAGAGCGGAAACGGCTGCGCGATGAAAAGTGCGTTTGAAAATAAAGATTGGGATGCATCTATACCTGAGCACGAATACTTTGAGCAACTTGATCGAGTGAGCAAGAATCGCATTATATGGGGTGGCAACTACATGACAAACCACCTTCCACCATCTATGGGGTGGATTGTTTGGGATAAGGACAACGGCACAACAAAGTTCAGTGATTGTGAGCTTGCTTTTTCATCGTTTGATATCGCTCTGCGTAAATTTAAGCACACATGGAACGGCATGATTCAAGGTGATATGAAAAATAAAGAGGCGCGGATACATCCAACACAGAAACCAGTAAAGCTCTACGAATGGCTCCTGACCAACTACGCCAAGCCCGGCGACCGAATTCTGGACACGCACCTAGGCTCAGGAAGTTCCGCTATAGCCTGCAATAACCTCGGCTTTGAGATGGTCGGATGCGAGTTAGACAAAGATTATTACGATGCGGCCTGTAAGCGCATCGAACAGGCTACTGCACAGACAAGGATGTTCGCATGAATGGTGCATCCATGAAAACCCTGCCAGAAATTAAGCACAAGGAGGTAACAAAATGACCGACATACGGGGTGAGCCGATTGCGTGGGAAACCGACAAAGGCAACGGGCTGATTCGCTATGTGACGGAATCGCGTTATCAAAAATTCAGTCATTCGATCCAGCGATATTACCGGCCATATAACTCGGCAAAACCAGAATTACGCACGCTGGATAAATTCAAAGAGCTGTTTGGCGAACTGGAAGATGACCCGCTTGAGCGCTTACGTTTTTTCTGTTCACTGGCAATGAATAGACAGGACTGGCTGGACGTAGAGCCCTTTTTTGATGATGTGCAGAATGATGCCGCTCAATGAAGACTATGCCTGAAATCCAGCAATCCTGGCACGCGCGCAACCACCGACAACCCGCGCTGCCAACATGCTACAACCATGCGCCATTTACCGGCGGCTGGCTGCCCGGATGCCCACATTGGCGCGCCGGGGGTAACGCTCATCTGATGCGCCAGATGACAGACCAGCGCGGCGTGTGGTTACCGTGGACGGCGTGCGCTGGGTGTAAGCATAAGGCGGCATAGCCAATTGAATGAATTGTTGGGCACTGGCCCGGAGAGGAAAGACGATGGAAACCATACGGATTACGACACTTACGACACTAGCTGGGCATTGGCAGACTGAGGCCGACAGCGGGGCTGGAAACGCCGACCGACGCGAGGCGCTGCGTGAATGCGCCGACGCACTGCGGATGATATGCGAAGCCCGGTTCGAGGACTGCCCGCACGCAGCGCCGCACCGCTACTGCATGCAGTGCCCAGTTAGACCATGCCCGATTGGATTGGGGCATAACGACTAAGGTAACGCGCCGCTGAAAGCGGTTGCTGTTGACCGCCGTGTTGGGGGCGAATTTTGGAGATAAAAATGCAATACGAAATGAGAGTTGCAGGGACGGACGATGTGGTTGTTTTCAGTGATGAACTCGAAGCGCTCCAGAGATCGAATGAGGTCAACAAGCAATATTTGCAAGACCGCATGATGCACCCGGATAGCGAGGTTCTTTGCGTTGCGACCGTTCACGAAGTTGATGATGACGAATAGCCAATGATATGCACCATGCGACGCATAATGTATGAATTCAGCGGTGCCGAAGGCATCCGCTGGAATGATGGGTTAGCCGCCTACCCACAACGAAGCGCGGCACTTTAAAAGGAAATAACATGAACTTTGGACAAGCGATTGAAGCGTTAAAAGATAACCAACTTGTACAGCGATCTGGCTGGAACGGCAAGGGTATGCACATATACCTTGAAGAAGGCAGGCACTTGCCCATTGCCGTAGGTGTTGCAAAAAATACAACGCGACACTATGACCCCGTGATATGCATGTATACCGCGCAAGGAACACATCAAGCCGGATGGCTGGCTTCACAAGCGGATATTCTTGCCGAAGACTGGCAAGTTGCACAAGGCGGCTAACGTGTTATAGGCACCTTTCGAGGTGCCAAACGTAGAGGTAAGGGGCGGCACGCTTTTGCGCAGTCCCGCTTGAGCGTAGGGTTGTGCGGCACTTTTTTGGAGGCGGACATGGAAGACGGAACGATGGTTTATGTGGCAGCCGACCCGGACCAGCCAGGCGCGGCATGGGCGGCTTGCGTGGATGATCCGCGATGGGAGAAAGACACGGCGAAGGATATTGCCAGATGGGTACGCAAGGGTGCAACCGTGATACGCGTGACGCCGGAAGTGGCCCGAGAAATGATGATGAAGTGGGTGCGGCCTGAGAAAAAGCAGAAGGCAAAAAAGGCGGCGCTGCTGTGACGCACAACACGTTATAGGCACCTAAACAGGTGCCTAACCCACTTTTAAACCGTATTTTTGAAGCATAAGGAACATAAAATGGACTTAAAAGACTACCGAACGAACTACAACGTGGAAGCGTGGGAGCGTATCGCCGCTGAAAACGGTGAGTTATGCGCCCCTATCGGTGCCGTGCGCGCAGTAAATGCGCTGTGTGATGAAATCGAGCGGCTGGAAGAGCATTTAGCCGAAGCGCATTGTATGCAGCAGTGCGCCTGTGCGTTTGATGCGCCAGAGCATATTTGCGATTACCACAAGGGATTGATTGATGCAGCTACGCAGCCATTGCTTATGCGTATCAAAAAGCTTGAGGAGCGCGGCGAGCCGGTAGCCTGGATTCGCGGCAGCGGACTGGAGATGCTTAAGTCTGGTGACGGCATGGCTACAGTGTACCGATCTGAGGGCATGAGTAACCACTCCACACCTCTCTACACCGCACCTTCACCCGAGGATAAATAAAATGACCAAAACAGACACAGGCCACAAAAACCGCCAGGCCATGCTAGATTTAATCCGCACATCAAAAACCGGCATGACCAGCAAGGCAATTTCCGCAGCCACTGGCATGCGTGCGCGCCAGTTTGCCTACATCCTCGTGACGCTCAATGAGTGTGGCGACATCATCCGGGTTATGGATCGCTACTACGCGATGCGCGAAACTGCATCAGGTAGCGCGTTACAGACCGTGCGAAATCAATCATCAAAGCCGGTTGATTTAGTGAATATCCCACGCCTGCCGGGCGCACGCATCGTGCATATTTGCAGCGACCGCGAATCGCGTCCAGGACATGGCAATGCCCGTCGCAGCCTACCAGCGCGCGGCTACTCGCCGATCATGAGCATATAATGAGCAATCACCACCTCACGCGCCAGCAACTGTGCGCCGCCCTCACAATCAGCGAATCTACCGTTCGACGGCTGGAGCTGTATGGGCTACCCTATACCCCCATCGGCGCGCGGGCAAAACGCTACGATCTCGCGGAATGCAAACAGTGGCTACGGGATAATCAATGTCAATCTGGATCGACAAAAAAGGGCGGCGGCATGTTGGCGTCATGGCCGCAGGCCAACGCGTTCACCGCATCCTGCCGCCGGGTGCATCTGCGGGTGACGCCAAGCAGCTAGAGGCCGATCTGCGCAGCGCGCTGGCTGGCAACACCAGCCCACGTATCCCCGGCGACCCGCGCCTGTCCGACATAATCAGCCTGTACATCGTCCACGCCGCCACCCTGCGCAGCCCTGACACTGCCATCTACCACGCCAACCGCATCGGCCTTTGGGCAGAAAAATACCGCGCCAGCCAGGCACGCCAGGCCGCTGAGCACATCATCCGTGACATGACCGGCCACTACGCCGCCGCCACCATCAACCGCAGCCTCGGCACCCTAAAAAAAGCCCTGCACATCGCCTGGGAGCGCGGGCTGATTGCCACCGACTACAGCACCCACATCAAGCGCCTGCCGGAAAACAACGCCCGCAGCATCTACCTCACGCTGGAACAGGTACAGGCCATCGCAGACCATGCCAGCCCGGCCATGCAGGCAGCAATCTGGATCGCCACCTACACCGGCACCCGGCGCGGCGAAATCTGCAAACTCGCTGCTGCCGACATCAGCGCCGACCGCATCCTGATCCATGCCGGTAACACAAAAACCCTGCGCACGCGCACCATCCCCATCGTCGCACCGCTGCGCCCGTGGCTCGATAAAATACCGCTGCAACTCAATTACGAGGGGATAAAAAGCGGCTGGCGCAGAGCGCGCGAGGCCGCAGGCATGCCGCACGTCAACTTCCACGACTTGCGCCACAGCTGCGCCAGCCTGCTGATCGCCAGTGGCGCAGACCTGTACACCGTGGCAGAGATTTTGGGGCACGCATCGGTAAAAACTACCCAACGATACGCACACATGCAGATCGGCCGCCAGCGCGATGCGCTGGACAAGGCGTTTTCGCAAAATGCACCAGAATTACACCGGCATGATAATCAGCAAAAATTAAAATCCCTGAAACCCGCATGAATGTTGGTGGGCGGTGGCAGTTTCGAACTGTCGACCCCTGCCGTGTGAAGGCAAGAGAAGGCCAGTGCAAGCCAGAAATAACAAGCATCCATGCGGTTTTTGGCGGCTCAGACGGGCGCTGCCAGGGTGTGATTGCGCACAAATTACACCAGGACTACACCAACAAAAATGCCTGCCTGAAAATAAATTTAAAATAATCCTTGTGATGGGGATTTATCGCTGGGTAACCGGCGGGCGGCGGCGCGGATCAAGGCACAGCCAACGCCGCAGCAGTCTTGATATAGCCATCATCCATCAATCGTTGCCGGTCAGCCAGCGCCATGTTGCGGTTGAGGCCGTCAACGTATCCGGTTTCTACAAACGCCATGCGCGCGCCGTCGCGTACACCCAGGTCAACATGGGCTGATTCATTGGCTGACATCATGGACTCAACAATGCGCGTGACGATTTCGACGACACCGTGCGCGCCCGGTTTAAGCGGTTGCCTGTTGGACACTAGCTGCACGCCGATCTGCGGCACGCGTTCGTCGATCAACAGGTCGATGGGGATGTTGTTGCGCACGCCGCCATCCACTAGCAGGCTACCGCTGCACGGCATGGGCGCGTAGACAAACGGTATGCTGGCCGAGCAACGTGCGGCGAACGCCAGCGGCACATTGGGCGTCATGATTTTGCTGAAAATGTACGGACGCATGAAGGTGATGTCGCTGGCAACGATGGTCAGCGCGACGTTCAGGTCGGCGAATGTGCGGTCATAGGTGTTTTCCGCCAGCCACTCGTGCAGGGCGTTGCCGTTGCAGTAGCCCAGCTTGGTCATCAGTGACCACGGGTTGAACGTCATCATATCCGACCAGTCATGGTGCAGCGCCAGCGCCTCCATTTCGTCCATCGGCATGCCTGCTGCGTACAGCGCGGCGATGATTGACCCGCCCGATGTGGCAGCGATCTCAATCGGCAGATAATCGGCTTGCAGGATGGCCTTGAGCGCGCCGACGTGGGCGGGGAATTTAAATCCAGAGCCGCTAAGTGCTACACGGATCGGCTTGCTCATGGCTTGGCCGGAGCAAGTTTCTGAGCACCGATGACAGCGCCCGCGCCTAAAGCAGCTGCGCCAATACCAGGGGCGGCAAGAGCAGCGCCAGCAGCAGGTAAGAGAGGAGCCAGAGCAGTAGCAATAGCCGCCTTGACAGCCCCGTCAACCGCCGCCTGTAGAGCCTCAGCACTGATTTTCTGACCCGCGAATGCAGCAACACCCACTTCGTTGAGGTCAACACTGTAATTTTCTCCTAATTTCGTCACGTGCGCGGTCAGGCTGGCGATTTCCTTGCCGTTGTGGATCACCACCGAACAGCACACGTTTTTACCATCGGCACCTTGAAACGGACGTAGTTCATAATCCGCAGACCCAGCGTATTGCAGGCTGGCGCAGCCGGTTAATGACAATGCCAAAATACCGATAATGAATTTCATGCTTGCGGTTCCTTTTCTGGTGGTGGTGCTGTTGGTTCGGAGGTGCTGACTGGTGGCGTGATGTCCTTCATTTCACGGGTTATGAGTGTGTACATACCAGTCACAACCATTATGATGAAGCCCACGTAGGCTTGTCTCAACGCCGGGTCAAAGTACGCCAGGCCGCTCCAGATGGCAAAGCCAATAAACCCCACGGTCACTTGCAGTTTGAGGCGGTTTGCTGCTGATATTCTGCGCATCACTGGCATCCTTTCGGGTCAACATATTTGGCGTAGGCTGCAATCCAATCAGTCGCGATGGCGTGCTGGGCGTTGGTCAGCAGCAAGGTGCCGCTGCATACGCGTTTATGCAGGGCGTTTTCCAGCCGATCTTTGTTCACCGCATTGCACGCGCCGCCGTACGGCTGTGGCCACAAGTTGCGCACGTCATCGGCGCCTGCCAGCTCGCGGCTGATAAGGTGATCCACCTCGCAGCCGCGCTTGCTTAACGCGCAGTCGCCTTGATACCGCACCATGTGATATTCCGCGTAGACCTGCGTTTTCATCGCCGGGGTGACTGCACGCGTGTCCCGGCCCCACTTTGTGTTACATACCTGATCGAGCGTCAGGTCGCGGGTGACGCCGGGCGTGAGTACCGGATCCGGCAGGCTGGCGGCGAAACCGCCCGCAGACCAAAATCCGCCCCAGATCAGGATGGCCACAAGCACAAAAAACAGAAGCAGATTGCGGTCGTCGTTTTTCACAGCGCACCGCCATTTCTACGCCGCGCATCCTCGGCTTTTTGGTAATCGTCGCGGCAATCTGCCGAGCAAAAAAGCGCGCCAAGGCCAATGGATTCAGTGCAATTCAAACACCATCCGCATGCTTTCAGCGTGGGCTTGCGATAGGCGTTTGCTTCTTCGCGGCTAAGTTCTTCTCGCGCAGTGGCGCGGTCGCTGTCATCCATATCTATCAACTTTCTATCAATTGATAATTCAGTAAGCAATCATCGAAACCACTACGTTGTGGGTGCCGATTTTTTCCAGCGCCAGTTCGATGCGATCCTCGGCAGCGGCCAGTTCCTCGATCAGCACTTTGCGCACCGTTTCCAGCCCGATTTCGGCATCAGGCAGGTTATGGAAACGGATCGTCAGGCTCACGGTGGCAAGGCCACGGTCGATCATGCGATGCCGGTGCTGTAGCGTACCCGCCCAGCCAGAAAATGCGCGGTCAGCAGCTGGCGGCGCGGCACCGGCGCAAAGCCGATATGTACCCAGGTGCCCTCCATGATCAACTGGTCAAACTGGATAGGGCTGGCGGCGATGGCGCGGGCGACCTGTGCAGGTGTGTCGTATTCCGGCGCGGTGAAATCTGCCGCCAGTCCGTGTACGTGCGCGCTGGTGGCGCTGCCGCCTATCACCCGGTTGAGTTCCGGGCAGCGATAGCCGGATGAGACGCGCACCGGCTGCCCGAGCAACGTGCGTACCTGTTCCAGCCCCGGCGCGGTGTATTCGCGCAGGTTTCCCGATACGATGCCGTCAGGGGTATTGTCGATGCCACGCCGCAGCGCGGTGTCGGATTTGACCAGCTCTTCCAGGCTAAAATTGGGTGTCAGTTGCATCTCATCCTCCACACGAAAAAAAACCGCCTGGACGGCGGTCTGGTCATCAATTTCTGGGTGTCGCTAATCTTTACGGTACATCCGCTCGCGCAACTCACGGATATCCTGATGGATGATTTCGGTGTTTTCTTTAACCTGCACTTGCAGCGTGCTGATTTTATTATCCTGCACCGCCAGCGTGACCTGGATGGTGATGTACGCACCGCCCGCGCCGGCGATTATCCCGATAAATAATTGCTCCAGGATACGGGTTGTCATCGGGCGATTCGGTGGCGTCTCTTTGGCCATCAGCGCGGCGAATGGAATCCAGTGTACCCATGATGGATCCGGGTTAAGTTCGTTCATGCTGTTCCTTTTTTGTTGAGTCACACGTAGCAAATCTGATTATTTGATGTATCGAGCGCCACCGTTGTCGTTCCTGGATCAACGCTGGTCACTGGAACTGAATTTGGCAATAGCATGCCAAGATTTGAAGGCAGAGGGATTGTTGATGAAGTTCCCACTCCAGCGCCGGTATAAAGTGTGATGCTGGTTGGCTTGCCATCTGGTGTAAGCATGGCGATGATGGCATCATCACCGCCTGAATTATGTTTGCCCATGATCGCAAGACAGCGATTCGACAATCGGCGATAATAGATTTCATTAATTTGAGTTACAAACGGGGGAATCCCCTGATATAAAATCTGATCGTACAGCGGCAATAAACCGCCCGGATATTCTGCGTATGGTGTGGAAGACCAGGTGTCTCCAAAAGGGGTCAATGGGCCAGGTGTCCATTTCATGTACCCGGCATATGACATTACGTCGCAATAAGGGGCTCCCTGTACCCCTGGGTTTGAAATCAATTGATTATATTGCCAGAAACTACCAACGCAACTACGTGCAAAAGAAATAGATACCTGGCATATAATTGTATTGCTGGTGGTAAATGTCACTGAAGACGCAGTGCTATTAAACTTTAATGTATAGACAGAAAACCCTGTTCCCGTTGCTGATGCGCCTACATTATTCTCGCAATCTGACGGTATAATCTGCGAAGTTACTGGGTCATAGCTTTGACTGCTAGACCAGCCCACAAATACTGCACTGTAATTTTTATCAATTGTGACTGGATGTGGAATACCAGATTGGTCATACCAAACTGCAACAATCCTCCCGATATAATCAGCCGTTCCAGGAATACCATAACCATGCCCTGTTCCAGCTGCGGGAATACCTAGTGCCGCCAATGGCAGAGGCTGAATTGTTCCGTTGTACGTCTCTGCTACGCCATCAACCTTAATCACCGGCATACATTGAGCGCGGGTATATAACACGCTTACCGAAACACTTAGCGACGATCCTGAACCGGTTAAATTGACTGACAGAAACCCGACCGGCATCCCCTGGTCACCCATATAAGTAGGCATGTCACCATTCGCGATGACGTCAGGATTGATGAAACTATCCAGCCCCAGTATCGCCTCTGAACCATCCGGCTTTACGTCTGACAATACCATAAGGCCAGTCGTCATTTGTGTTTTGATTACGGTGCTGTGTGCATTTACATACAGACCCATGCGATCGAGGTTGCTGGTCGAATCAATATGCTGGCCAATGTCAGTCAGGGTTGAAGACAGGCTATAGGATTCTGCCGCCGCTCCAAATTCTCCAAACCGGCTGACCGTAAAATTAAAAACCCATGGCCCGGCATTATAGGTAAGCGTTGGGTTTGCCATCGAAATGTTCCAGCGCGATCCATCTGCGGCCAGATAAATCCAGTTTAGATACCCATACGCCCCAATTGCCTTGCCGTAGAGCTGGCAATCCAGCCCTGACATAATGGCGTAATTGCGCCACTGAAACCCGGATGCGGTATCTGTAATCTGGTCGGCAGGGGAGCGTGTAATGACTGCAATGCCGGGCTTTTTATATACATAAGTATTACCACCGATTGGCTGGCGGTAGGTCATGTTCGTGCCATTTGGCAGCACCAGCACACCACCGCGCACGAAACCATGGAACGGGTGGCCGAATACGGCCTCGGCTAACTCCTCGACCGGCTGGCCAGCATTGATCATGTTTTGTCCTGGAACTTGAGAACTACCGTCTTGCCTTTTGCATCGAGCATTTTCAGCTGTTTCAAGCGGCTGACAGAAAAGACAAACAAGCCGTCTGAACTGGCGACGTTGAACGAGTTGTAAAACAGCCGGTCAGCATATTTTGTTTCAGTCAGCGGGCTGGCAATCCCCGCAGTCGTTGCGGCTACAGGGTCTTGCCCTGCACCCATCGCCTGCCCAATAGGGGCAGGATAGACTACCTGGCTGAGGCTCTTCGGCGTCGGCTTTGCCTTGACGATCTGATTGACGTCATCGCCAAAGCGTTGATCTGGGCTGGACATTACGATTCAACTACCGATGATGTTTGAAGTGACAGGTCAGTATATGTGCCAACCACGGCAGTTGCATCAGTCACCTGGATCCATACTGATTTTGCATTGGCAGAACCAGATAGCACTTGTGTGCCAAGCGACAAGGCAGCGCCAGCTGTAGCCGTTGCCAGCCCGGCCTGCGTCAGCGACAGCTTGACAGCGGTGGCTGGTTCACCCGTTCCTATGCCAGAATCTGTTGGCGTCAAGTTGATATTGTTGACGCCGGGGTTTGTCGCCTCTTTCAGCGTGCGGCTGGCGGTAGTCGAGCCAAAAAATACATTGCGCTGATCCGGCGGAATCGAAGCATCCGCAGCCTGCACGAATCCCTGCGAGGTGATCGGCAGCGTCAACGCCGCATCGGAATAAAACTGGAATGTAACAGCCATGGTAGCCTCTTTTTTATGCGGTCAAGGTGAGTAAATCTTCGGGGATTTGCACGGTGTAGCTGGCATTTTTGGTAAGTTGCGACGGGTTTCGGTAAGCGTCTTCTATGCCGGGTGCGAAAATGCGAAATTCGTTGACCGGATAGAGCTTGTCGGCACGGTAATTCAGGTTGAAAAATTCCGCGCAGTCGGTCGGCCCGCTTTGCCCAAGGTAGCTGTCACCGCAAATCTTGACAGTCGGGCTGAGGTTGGTGATCCAGCCTGCCCAGGCAGGCGAGTACGGCATAACCGATACAGGCGACGCCCCCAGATAGGTGTCCAGGTTGATATACCAGCTTTGCACCAGCGATGCATTCGGCACATAAAAGGCCGGTGGCGGTGGCGCCAGTGGCGTGCTGGTAGGTGGCTGAATACCGGTTGCGTTGGCGGATGAAATCGCCAAAGTAAATTCGGTGCTGGCGTTGCCGCTATCCATGTCCATGCGGTCTATCAGCCTGCGAACCTTGCCCTGTGCCGTGATGCCGCCAGCTGATACGTAGAGGGTGTGCACCAGGTCAAGCGTGGGCGACAGCAGCAGGGTGCCACGTACCTCATTGCCGCGATGCGAGCCGAGGATGTCAACCTGCGCTGCGGCGATCAGCGCGGCAATGGCGGCATCCGATGCGGCGCGGTCGTTGACGCCTGGCTGGGTCATGGTCTGGATAGTTTCGCCAACGGCTGTTCCGACGATGAGTGCGGGCGGGACAGGCAACGGTGGCGGCATTGGGCCGGTGTCCTGCACCACCAGAGACAAGCCAAGACTGATTATCCCGTACCCGTAGCCGCTTGCGCTGTCCTGAGAATAGCCATTAATCAGGATGGGTGTTTTTTCCCAATCGGTGGCGTCCCACGGCGCTTCTAGCGTGGCGCTACGTTGCGAGGTATTGGCGCGCAGGGCGGCGACCGACAGTGGGGCGGACACGGTAATGCCGTATTGCTCAGTGATTGTTTGGGAATATTTTTTGTTGATACGCAGCGTGGCGTTGCTTGGTCTAGCAGTGGTCAGGTCAACGGCGCTGCTATCTGAATATATCGTGGCATTGACGACCCCATTGCGAGTGGCAATGACCGTACCGATAGCAAACAGGCTGCTGACGATGCCCCAGCCAGTCGCATTGACCGCATCAATAATCGTTTGCGCCACAGGTGCGGTGATTTGGTTGTAATACGGTCGGCTGGGCGTCCACTCCCAATACAACTGCATCACGCGCAACCGTGCCACCTGAAAACGATAGCCAAAGCTGATTTGCACCTGGTTGCGCAGCAGCCCACGATACGCCAGCGCGACCTTGAGGCTGTTGTCATCTAGGTCGGCCGCGCCCAGCACGAAATCGGGCGTGGCCTTGGCTGCCCACAGCGTCAGGCGAGGTGCGCGCCATGGTGACATATCCAAGCTGCCGGGAACAGTGCTCAAGCGCAGATTGGCATAATCCAGATTGCTGTTCGGCACACCCAGTGCCGCCTCTGACCAGTAGCCTCCTATCAGCCCAGCCAGTGAAGCGCGCGTACTGGCGGCCAGCGTTCCCTGTAGGTCATCGGTGCAATGGAAAAGCGTGGTTTTCTGGATCGGGTCGTAATCCGGCACATCCACCACGCCGGTGAAGCGCCGTACAGGGTAGAGCGCCGCCCCGGCTGCATTCTGCCCAGCGTAGTCGATGGTGACGGCAGCGCCGACCCAGGTCGTCGGCAATACTGCACCCGGAAGCGGCACCAGGGTAAATTCTGCAATCCGTGCCGCGCCCTCTTCCGCTTCGACGCGGATCTGCCCGGTAAGGCGGCTTGATACATCAACCCCGCCCAACATGACCACTGGACGCCATGCCGCAGTCTGCCCGAGTTTGTTGGCAACCACCGATACCGGCAATCCGAATGTCACATTGCTGGTGAGCCTGACCGAAACAGACAGCGTCAGATTGATGCGATTATTTGGGATGGCGACAGCCACTGACAGCGGCAGCGTGACTGTGCCAGTGCCTTGCGTCGTAATGGGCAGATACAGCACGCTATAACCGCCGCTGGAATAGACGTTGGAGACCAGTGGCAAAATCACATAAACAGATGGCGGCGGTGCAGTCGTCAGCCAAGTGATGCCATCTGTACTGATGATTGAGGTTGTGGTGCTGTTGGCAATCACGCTGAAATACTGACCATTCCACGCCATCACCTCCCATCCATTGGTAGATGGTAATGTGCGCAAAGTCCAGTTTCGACCATCGGAACTGGTGGCTGAATTGCTTGTTCCATTCAGTACCATGCACCAGCTTGTGCCGTTCCAACTCAATCCACGCCAGGTTCCGCTGGCAGGCAGCGCGCCAGTTGTCCAGGTAATACCGTCAGGACTTGTGGCGCAAACAGTAGAGCTATCAGTGGTGGCACAGAAAACTGTTCCGTTCCAGATGATTTGCGCCCAGTTGCCGGATGCTGGAAGCGTGCGCTGTGTCCATGTAATGCCGTCCGGGCTGGTCGCTGCAATATTGCTGCCGGTATTGGACACGGCACAAAATACCGTACCGTTCCACGCCATTGCTCGCCAATAAGCCGTTGCGGGCAGCGTGCGCTGTGTCCATGTAATGCCGTCCGGGCTGGTCGCTGCAATGCTGGAACTTGCGCCAGCAATTGCACAAAATACAGAACCGTTCCAAACAATTGAATACCAGTAAGCCGATACAGGCAGGACACGTTGTACCCATGTCAGTCCGTCATTACTAGTTGCGGCAATGCTGGTGCCATTGGCGACGGTGCAGTATGTCGTTCCATTGTTTGCAATGGCAAACCAGTTCGCACTGACTGGTAAAGTTCCTGCTGTCCAGGAAATACCATCGGAACTGACAGCGGATGTCGCCGTGCCATAAGCAACCGCGCAATATATGGCAGATTTGACGCTGATACCATGCCAGACTGCTGAAATCGGCAACGCCACTTAGATTTCCTCCGCCGTGATCGACCAGCCGGCAACCGTGCCTCGCCCATCGAACTGGCGCTGCACACCCAGACCGGCGTAGCAGCTCAGTATCGGGTAATAAAATACCTGATATCCGGATGCGCCTGACACGGTGCCGATGGTGGCGACGTTGGCCACTACCGAGACTGTCGATTTCACCAGCCGGTCGCCGACCAGCGCATAGCCTGTTTCGACAAAATCAGTACGTCGTGGTGCAGGCATGGTGAACACGTTGGATGCGCCGGACAGCGACAATGGAGCCATGCAGCTGATACTAATAGCGTTGTCGAAATTGATCGAGTCGAGGCCATCAGGATAGCGCCCCGATCCGTTGATTACGGTGCGACGCTTACGCCAGTGCACTTGCTGGTTGAGCGCACCGGACATCATGCGGCGCTGGCTGACGCCGCCCAATGGATCGTATGTCTGGCTGATCTGATAGGAAGAATCAAACGCGATGCTGACCCCTGCGATGATGATGTTATGCGCGTTCATCGGCTGTTACCGTATTTGAGGGCGGCGCGACGGATGGCGGTCTGCATTTCGGCGGCAACGTCCGGGCTGGCCTGCACCGGGTAGCTGCCCATTCCGGGGATATTCATGGTGATCGGCACCACGTTGCCGGATTTAGCGTTATCAGCAGCAGTGATGATGCGTTCGCCTTTGTGGATTTTTGCGACCATGTCGTGCGGCACGTAGTCGGTGCCCACGGCAAAGCTGGGAAGCTGTTTTTTGCTCCATTCAACCGACTGGCTGCTGGAACCAGCAGCAGCGGCCGGTATATCCTGCCGCACTACCTTGAGCGTGATGGTTTTGTCTTTCAGCGCATCGAGCTGGGTTTTCATCTGATCGACGATGATTTTCGCCTGGTCGCTGTGCACCACGATCTGCGTGCCTTTTTTCAGCGAATCCATCGCGGCGGTCAGGTCATTGACGGTGGCCATCGATTTGTTCCACTCGTCACGCAGGCCGGGCTGAGTTGCCTTTTCTGTAGCCGCTGCGCGCGCAGCGGCTTTGGATTGCACCTCGAATGATTCCGAGACCGATCTCTGTGCCTTTTCCTGATCGGTCAGGTTTCCGGCCAGCGTGCGCACCAGCTCGGCCTGCGTCTTGATATCGTCGTAGGAGGTACCGCTGGCGCTGCTCAGGCGCGCCAGCTTCATTTTGGCAATCGTCACATCCAGCCCGGCCAGCGCCTGGCCTTCATAGCTGGTGTCTTTCGGCTTGGCCGCCTCAGCCTGCGCATGCAGGCTTTTGGATTCAGCCAGGTAGCTTTTTTCCGATGCCAGCGAGGCTTCCCAGGCAGCGCGCGTGGCATTGGTAAGCGCCTGATACTGGCCGATGGTTTTCTGGATGGCCTTGTCTACTTCGGCAAATTTATCTTTTGTATCATTCGCCGCTGGCGTAAATACCTTGCCAGTGCCTATCTTTTTAGCCGGATCTGCTCCGGAAAAATTGTCGGCACCCCACGCCAGTTTCATCGCGGCGGCGTTGCGCTCGGATTGGGCGACCATGTTTTTACCGGCCAGCTCCCAGCGGTTTTTTAAGTCGTCCGGGGTTTTCATCATCTCGTTGGCCGCACCGGATAAATCGCCGTGCGCGGCTTTATTCAGTGACGAGCCGACGCGCCCGACCACATCGCCAATTGATTTGAACGCCTGCAGTATGGCCTCGGTTGTAACAAATACCGCCTCTTTCAAACCGTAAAACAGGCTGGTGACTGTCGCCATGGTGTAGCGGAAAACATTGACTACAAACGGAAAGCCATCGCGGAAGAAATCCGACAGATCGGTTAGCACCGGCATGATCTGGTCGCTGATGGCTTTTTTGAAACCGTTGCTGGTGAGGTCGAGCTCTTGCTGGAATGCGAGCATCGAGGTCTGATAATCGGCAACGGCTTTCTGGGTGCCTGAACCGATCACCAGGTTGTAATCCACCAGGCGTTGCTGGGCGTCGGCGATCTTGTCATTGGTGACTGCCAGCACAGTCTTTATCTGGTCGTATGAGCCCATGCCAATGGCAACAGCGGCGGCGTTGCGATCCCAGCCTGCGGCGTATTTATCGAGCACGGTACGGGCATTTTCCAGTGTGGTCTTGTACGGCAGCAGCTTGCCGTCTGCGCTTTTGTAGGCCACGCCAAGGCGGTCGAGTTCATCGGTATTTTTGTGCGCGGCGTTGGCGGTGTCGTCCATCACCTTGATATAGGCAGACGGGTCAACGCCCTGGCCTTTGAGCGCCGAATTGAGCGCTGAAGCCTGTTGTGCGGAAATCTGCAATCCGTTTTGCAGCGTCATGACTTCTTTGTTAAGGGCGATGACGGCGTCGATATTGGCGGACTTGTAGCTGTCGCCGGTGAATAGACCCGTCAGGAACCCCATCGATGCGGAAATGATGCGATAGGCCGAATACACTGCCGCAGCTGTCGCGGACACCAGTGCGATGGCCAGTCCAATGCCGATAACCTTGAGCTTGTCACCGACGAAGGTTTCAACCTTATCCAGCCAGGTTTGCGCGACGACGATGCCAGCGCCAAGGCCTGCACCAAACCCCTCGGCAACCTTGTCTTGCCAGCTGCGCAGGTCTACATGGTCGGCAGCGGTGCTGATGCTGTCGAGCGCGCCGACGGTCTGGTTGGCCGATGCGGCCATGTTTTCGTTGGCAGTCTGGAAGTTACCGGCCATTTTGTCGGCAGACGCGGCGGCGCTGGCCGATGCCTGGTCGAAACGCGACTGGAATTTGTCGGCGTTCGCAGCGGCCATACCCATGCTTTGATCGGCGATGTTGGCCGCACGATTCATGGTGTTTTCAAAGTGGTCGACGTTGGCATTGACCGACAGATTGATGATTGAAAACATTTGGCATCCCCAATAAAAAAGCCGCCCGAAGGCGGCCTGGTGCGGTTGATACCTGAACGATTATTTTCGTTCTATGGTCATGCGTATCGGCGCATCATCCCGCCACATCTGATAGGCATTGTGTTGTATTTCATTTTGACGTCCGGCATTGGTTAATGCCTCGTTCCATCTGCATTCTTGATGGGCTGCATCGGCAAGCGACCAGCTTCTTTGCCCGATCGCGCCCTGATAAGAAAATTGACATTTATCAGTTGCGCCGACCGTTCCATCTGCATGCGCAAACGGCGCTGCAAAACAGCCAATCAAAACCACTGCCATGAATAATTTATTATGCATATCATGCTTCCTCTACATTGGGTTCAGGGGCAAACCCGTAGATTGTAGCATCGGCCCAGGCGGCCAGTTCTTCATCGGTCAGAATTTGTTCTTCTACCGTTTCAACCACCGCAGGGCGGTTCAGATAGGGCATGAAATCGCTGGGCTTGTGCTTGGCTTCGCCGCCGTTCCACAGCGTGTAAGCGTTGGCAATGACCGCAGAGATGGTGCCTGCGCGTAGGTCGGCGCGTTCTTCTCCCCACGGTTCTTGCCGGTAGTATTCGATCCAGTCGAGGTATTCGGCGTGCGACAGGACGCCGGGCATGCTGAGTTCGGCAATGGTGCGGCGCAAGGCCAGCGCCAGCCGGAACAGCATGAGCCGATCCGGTGACCAGGTCAGTTTTTTGGCGCGGCGTCCTTGACCTGGAAGCCGTTGATTTCCATCACCGCCGTGACCATCTCGCCCATGGTACGCTGGCTGGCTTTGCGCAGGTCGTCCAGGTCGGCGCGCGCGAACAACGGCTTATCGTCGGCATCGACGACCGAGGCAATGATGAGGTACAGGCCAAAATCGGACTTGTCGGCTTTTGCGCATGCCTCGCGCGCGTCGTTGACTTCGGGTGCGCTGAGTTCACGCAACCGGGTCAGGCCGATACCAGGGACGTCCACTTCGATGATTTTCGGCGCAAACAGCGCCAGCAGGGCAGCTTTATCCATGATCTGCATCAACCCCGCGAAATTGCGCCAGTGACGACGATGGTGCCGGTGCTGCGCAGGGTTTTATCCACGCCTGCCACTGGCTCGCTGATCTTTTGCACGAAGCCCTGGAAAACGCGGATTTTCAGGCCACCGGGATAGACGTTTTTGAATACCACGACCGATTGCGCGGCGCGGGCGGCGATCAGGGCAAGCTGGCCCGGGTCGGTGTCGTCGGAATCGAACGTTAGCGCATAGTTGCCGTTATCCTGCAAGCCCTGGCGCTTTTCCTTGGCCAGCGAATCCAGGTTGGTGACGTCAATCACGTTGGAGGTGCCGCCGTCTGGCGTGAAGTCCATCACGTTGCCGACCTTGGTAAAGGTCTGCGGTGTGGCTGTGCCGGTGGTGCCGACAGCAGCGAAAGCGCTGGAGTCGATATTGACCGAGAACGCCGTACCGGAAGGCGCTGGAGTTGCGGCAACGATACCAATCCGGCCAGCAATTTCAGGCATGTTTGTGACCGAACCGAAAATCACCACGTCGCCGACGGCTACGGTATTGGTTGCCGTCACCGCAGCCACCGCTGCCTTGCTGATGCCGGTAATGGAAATCGCCGCGCCCGGCGTGCCGGAAACGTAAAATTTTGATTGCTGTGCAACTTGGGCGGTACTGGGCATGGTGGCCTCCTTAACTGTGGACGAAAAAAAAGCCCGCGAGCAGCGGGCTGGGTAAAGCGGTTAATCAGTGATACCAGAGGCTGAATTCGTACATGATGCGATGCAGCTTTGGGTCTGGCTCGTACAGGCTGCGGCGGCTGCGCTGCACACCAGCCAGGGTGCCCGCTGCAAACGCGGCCTGCATCGCCGTTTCGAGCGTGTTCGATGCGGTTTTTACCAGCGGATAGGTTTTGTCGTACACATCGATCTGCATGACGCTTTGCTGGATCGGCACGCCGTCCGACAGGGTGTTTTCTGTCGGGCTGATGATCTCCTGATAGATAGCGTAAGGCGTGACGCTGTTTTGCGGTGCGATGTGCGGATGCAGGCCGCCAGGCAGCAGCGGCGACAGCAGCGCGGTGAGTTGTTCTTCGATGGTCATTGAGTGCCCCAGGCATTGACGATGCTTTGTTCCATTTGGCCGGGTATCAGTTTTTCATAACGGTAAAAAACCGGGCGCACAAACGGCCGGGCGGGCTGGTGTGCGGTGCCGTATTCATCGTGCGCGGCATAGAATGCCACTTCATCGCCGATCTGGATGTCGAGCTTTTCGCCGTGGTTGGTATCGATGGTTTCGGCGTGGATTGAAGCCGCCAGCGCCCCGGTTTTGCGTGGTGCATTGGCGCGCATTTCGGCAACCATTTGCACGCCCAGCGCTTCCAGCTGGTTGCGAATGACGCTGCGCTGGTTGGCCATGCCGGTAACGAGGCCGGTGCGAAATTCATCAATTCCGGTGACGATGCTGTTAGCCATCGCTGACCCCTTCTTTGCAAAACAGTTTGACGATGTGATTGCGCTCTTCCTCGTTGACCATGCCGAGGATGTCAAAATAGCGCCCGGCGTAGCTCAGACGCATGGCGGCGATGGCCTTGGGGTCGGCGAACACGCTGCTGTAGCGCACGCTGATTTCGCTGGTGACTTCGGTATACAGCGCTTGCGCGGCGAGCAGTTCGCGGCCTTGCAGGGGGTTCATGTCAGCCCACAGCGGCGCGACGTCGTACCATGTGTTTACCTGGCTGCCATAGCTGTCCTGCGTGGCGCTACGCGCCTGTAGCGTGACCAGTCTGCGGAAATCACCAGTGCGTGCCATCAGGCGAAGTACTGCACGCGGTAGGGGTCGAGCAGGCCGTCAACGTATGGCAGCTCTTGGAGGCGACCTTTTTGCAGGATGGCGACCAGCTCGCGGTTTTCGTACAGGGTGCCGATCATCAACAGCATCCAGGAGCGGATGCCTTCGGGCACGTCGGTTTCGGCGAATCCATAGCCGACGGTGAATTTGACGGTGACGGCGTCGATCTGTAGCAGGGTACTTGGCCAGGCGTAGCCGAGCGCAGGCACGATGCGGCCGGGTTCGCTGGTGGTGTCGACCACATAATTTGCTGTGGGCAAGGTTTGCAGCACACCTGCCGGGTCAAGGTACTGGATGCTGTCAACCGTGGCAAGCGGCGGGAACGGCAGCATGATGGCGTAACCGGTGCGGTCGGTGGGTGCGAACTGGCTGACGCCGCTCATGCCGGACATGCCCCATGACTGGCCCAGCCAGTAATCGGCCAGGCGCGCACCCATCGGCGACGGGAAGCGGTCAACGACCATCTGCCACTGCTGAGTAATCAGCGCGCGGCGGGTGATGGTCTCGGCAGCACGGCGCGCGGCACCGATGAGCATTTTGATCAGGCCGTCTTCGGGTGTGACGATGGTGGCGTCGGCGCTGCCGGTAATGCGCAAGTGCAGGCGTGCGTCCGCCAGCGAGATCGGTTCGACGCTCGGCTGGGCGATGATTTTAACCGGCATTATCTGTCCTTGATGATGATGCGGAAGCTGCGCTCGTCGGTGCGGCCTGCGGCGGTGGTGATGCGGCAGGTAACGGTGTAGCTGGTGGCGAGGGTGCCGCCAGACAGCCAGACGGTTGCGCCGGTGGTGGTGTTGCTCGCCGCCGTCTGGGTGATACCTGCCGGGACAGCCCATACTACACTGGCAATCGTGTCAATTCCCAGCCAGCCGTCGGTAGACCAGTCAAGCGTGTAGTCGAGTACCGCCGCCGGGTCTTTTTTAATCCACCAGCCCGCCGCATCCTGCTGAAAATCACTTTGCATGATCTATCACCCGGATCAGGTCGGTGCGCCGATTTCATCGCCCCAGCTGGGGAAATTGAGCGTGTTGCCAGCGGTGAGCGCCTGGCTGGTGCAGGTAGTGACAAGCAACAGCGCGGAATTGACGGTATCGACCAGCGCGACGTGGGTGGCCGTGCCGGTGGTGGTGATGGATGCGCCGGATTTTGCCGCCATGGTAATTTTGCGCGGGGTGTTGCCGCCGGTGATACCGTTTGCGATCGTGAAATCAGTACCGGCCATTACGCTGCTGGCCAGCGCGTAGGTCACATTGGCGTCGGTAAAAGTGACCGGCTCGGCAGAGCACGCGATGATTTTATTCGCGGGACCAAGGCCGGAAATGCCGGTTTTGATGATATTGAGCGCGCCGTCAAGCACGCTTGGGTTAATGCGTTTTGCCATGGTTATGCTCCCATCACGTCAGCAGGTTGGGCGTTGGTGCCGGTATCAATCACCAGTGTGGTGTCGGTGCTGACTGGCAGCGGCGCATCGCCCTCCAGTTCGGCGATGTCGATGTAGAGCGTGTCCGCCTCGGTATCTGGCAATTCGGTTGCCCAGCCGCTGTGGACAAAATAGCCGCCGGTGCGACCGGGAATCTGGTATTTCTGCCCGGCCTCGAAGCGCGTGCGACCGTGCATGAATGTAGTTGTGGCGTGGATTTTCATCATTGCTCCTTAATGCAAAGTTAAAACGCGTTGTTCGCGCGCGACGATCAGCACGCGTTGTTCGCGCGCGACGATCAGCACGCGGTTTTCGCCGCGCACGATCAGCACGCGGCTGTCGGGGGTGGGGATGGTGCTAAAAAAGGCGGTGTCCAACAGCATCGCGTGCAGCGCATCCGAGACAATCAGCACGTGTTGCTGGGTAAGCGCCAGGGTGTTGGCCAGCGTGGCGTGCACCGCATCGGCAATCGCCAGCGTGTAGCCCGGGCTGAGTGTGATGCTGTCGGCGGTGTGGGTGTGCAAGGCATCGGCTAGCGCCAGCAGTTGCGCCTGCGTGAGCGTGATGCTATCGGCAGCTTGCGCGTGCAGGCTGTCACCAAGAATCAGCTGCACCGCGCCGGACAGCGACAGGTTGTCGGCGCTCTGTCCATGCAGCGCATCTGCCAGCGCCAGCAAGTGCGTTTGCGTCAGCGCGGCGGTGTCGGCGGTCTGCGCATTGAGCGCATCGGCTAAAACCAGTTGCAAGGCACCGGACAGCGACAGGTTGTCGGCGGCTTGCGCGTGCAGCGCATCGGCCAAGGCGAGGATGTGCGCTTGCGTGAGCACGGCATTGTCAGCAGTCTGTGCCTGCAGGCCGTCTACCAATGCCAGCAGGTGCGTCTGGGTCAGCGTCAGCGCATCGGCGGCTTGTGCGTGCAGGCCATCCGCCAGCGCCAGATTGCCCGCTTGCGACAGCGTAACGGCATCGGCCAGGTGCGCGTGCAGGCCGTCTTGTGCGACCAGGGCATAGACGGTGCCAAGGCTGACGTTGTCAGCGGTCTGAGCGTGCTGTGCGTCGGCAGCAACGAGGTTATTTAACTGGGTCAGCGCGAGTGCGTCAGCGGCTTGCGCATGTGCCATGTTGGCGAGGACGAGGCTGATTGCACCGCCACCACCCACCACCAGATACAATCCATGCTGCTTTGGCCGTAGCAACTGATACGGATTAGCGACCAGCGATTGATATTCTGCTGTGGTAAATGCACGGTTGAATATCAGCAGCAACCCCATGCTGCCTCGCAATTGCGTTGCGCCGTCCTGCCTGCGTCCTACCCATAATGGTGCTGTATTGCCTGTAACCGCGCCGGTACGTGACCCCGTACCCAGAGTACCAGTAGTGGCCGCGCCGTTGACAAAAAACGTAGGCACAGCAGATAAATCAGACCCGCATGAAAATCCGTAGGTCTGTAGTTTATTCAGGGTGGTCGCTGGCCCAAACCACTGAACGTAGGTAGATGCCGACGCCCTTGTTAATAGCAGTAGCGGAGTGCCAGCATTGTCGGTATTAAAATCATATGGGGTATTGCTCGCCCCGTTCGACACAGCTTTTGTGCAAAATGAGTTGTAAACACTGCCTGTTGTGACATTCGCCGTGGACAGTATCGTCACGCCGCCGGTAGTGTTGTAGGCAGCATTATGCGGAAACTCGAAATGGCCTGTATTGGCGAACGTACCGGCGCGTCCGTCAGCACGAACCGTGCGCGTTACACCACCTACGTTTTTCCCGACAATGCCTTGCGCAACGTCAACCGCATAATCCCCATATATCAGGATTGCAGAGACACAACTTGCTGCCGCGAAATGTCCGGGATTAAGCTCTACCGGATAATCCGGCTTGAAATTGCCCGACGCAACCGGCGCTGGTATAAACAGCTTCATGCTTATCTAGCGTAGCACTGCACGGTTCCCTGTGCGCCGGTCGCACTACACACCATCCAGCCGATCAACTGCCCTTGCCCGTTGGCAGGCCAGGTAGTGCCGCCGTCAGGGGATTCCTGCATGTAGACGTTCAGATTGCCAGCTGGCGTTGCAGTTGTGATTGTTGCCAATAACAAAAAATCACCCTGTAAGCATTTCTGCGTACCGCCTGCTGTCGTATCAATTGCCGCGCTGTTTACGAACCCGCCCGACGCCAGGCTGTTACCAGATGCTGCGGCCAATGGGGTCATCTGTGAGGTGAAATCCATCGCGCCGGTACTGGGCGTGACTTGCAGATGTTTGCCTGTTAGCGTCAGTGTATCGGCTGCGCCAAAGGCTACGCCGGTTGCGTTTTGGACCTGGTAGCGTACGGTCGCTGGCAACATGCTTATCTCCCCATCGCTGTCTGTACGTCAACAGGCGACACATGCGTACCATCGCCCCACAGCACTTCGGCACGGCTTCCTGTGCGCTTGGTGAATGCGTCGATGTAGGGCTGCGGGATGATGCCGTCCGATACCAGCTGACCCAACATGCCCATGAATTGTGGCGTCAAGTCGATCTGGTCATTGCCGGCGCGTAGAGCCGTGAACCGCTGCGTCCATTTTCTGTCGATGGCCGGGGTAATGACAGTTCCAGCGTAGCCCACGCCCGTTGCAAGCTGGTCAAGAGCCGGAATCAGCCCGGTCAAGATATTGGCCTTGCTTTGCGTCGTCAGCGAAATGACCGCAGCGCCAGCGCCGGTTGTGGCATTGAGCATTGCAGCAATGGCGTTGTCGCTGATATTGAGTTGCGCGGCGTAGCCAAGCGCCAGCGGGTCGGCGGTCAGCTCGGCGTGGAGTTGGGCGGTATTCATGCGGTTATGCGGTAAGGTCAATGGCTGCGCAGCCTTGCTCGGTGGCGTAGGCAACGGCTTCGGGTGAGGTGTCGAGCGCGCCTTGCGCGACCAGGTTGTCAGCATCGGTTTGAGACAGGATCACAACGCTGTTGATCGGGTATGAATTGCCGTTGATGGTGGTATCGAGTAGCAGTCGGCCTGATACTGTAGTTGCTTTTGCCATGATGATTTCCTTGTGCGAATGAAAAACAGCGCGCCCCGGATACAGGCGCGCTGTTTTGGTTAGCTTGCGCTATTGGCGTAATACTTGACCGGGTTGGTACCGGCATCGAGCAGGCGGCCGTCAGCACGGGCGAACAGGATGAACGCGACTTGCAGCTGGTCGGCGTAGCGCTCGGTCAGACGCAGAATGGTGATGTCCTTGACCATGCGCAGCTTGTATTTGTCGAGGCGACCAAAGGCGATGGATTTGGCGTTGGCGGCCATGGCTGGCATGTCCTGGTTGATGACGACGTCGTAGCCCAGGATGCTGTCCGAGCCATGCTGACCCAGGCCATCGTAGCCAGGCAGGAAGATCGGGCGGCCGGTGGTGTCTTTGAGCTTGCGGATGACTTTCATCGAGCTGTCGGCCATCATGAATTTGCTGCCGCTGGCGCGATAGGCCGGGTCAACCGAGTGCTCAAGATCGAACAGGTCGTCAGTAATCACGCTCAAGGTCTGACCAACCAAGCCGACTTTGCCCGCCGCGGCGTCAAGCATGATGCCGCGTGGCTGGCCGGTGCCGGTGCCGACGGTGGTGTGGGCGTTGAGCGCACGTGCGATGGATCCGCTCAAGGCGTCAACAATGAAGCCTTCGCCAAACGCGCTGTCTTGCAGGAACTCGTAGCTGACCGGCAGAATCGGCGAGCGGTAGGTGAAGGCGTTGAGCGTGGCGACGCCGAACGGGGTGCTGCTGTCGGCAGTGCCTGCAACGCCTTCACCGACGATTGTGGCAAGCACGGCCGTGTAATTGAACGATGGCATCGGCAGGGCTGCACCGCTGTCGGTGTAGATGATCTCGGCAGCGTCCATCATTCCGCCGTATGCTTTGAGCGCGACTTCGAGCTGGTCGCGGAAGTCCTGCGGCACGGTGTAGCCGCCGGTATTCAGCGTGCCTGCGGTCAGGGCGCGAATTTCCTTGCTGTCGTTTTTGCGACCCTGCATGAGGTTGCGCTCTTCGGTGGTAAGCTCAGACATGCCGAACTTGAGAAACTTGGTGAAGGCGCGGGATTCGGTGGGCTGGTCCGGGTCTTCGGGTTCGGCCTCGGTCATGCCTACTTTACCGGCGGCGCGCAGCTGGGTGGGCACGACCATGGCGGCGCTGTCGAGCTTTTCGGCGCGCTTGATGCGGTCGTCGAGGGCGATCAGGTCGGCGTCCATGGTTGCCCACTTTGCGTCTTCATCCGTGTTGAATGCGCGCGCCTCTTTTTCAGCTGCTTCGTGCAGGGTACGCATCTGGACGACGATGCTGGCGCGGGTGTCTTTCAGTTGTTGTGCGGTGCTCATTGTTGATCCTTTCAAGGGAGTGTTTGCAGGGCCAAAAACGAGGCCAGCCGCGCCGCCCTGCTAGAGCTGCGGAGGCTGGGAAACAAAAAAGGCCGCCAGATGGCAGCCTTTGGGCGAAAAAAAACCGCCGTGAGGCGGTTGTGGGTAGTGGGTCAGCGCGCGATCAGGCGCAGCGCAGCCTTAACTGGCGGCGTTTGGATTCTAGAAATTGTTGGATTTGTGCCTGTTTTTTGGCAATTTCTGCCTCGTTTTGGCTGTTTTTGGCGTTTTTCCACGCATCCAGGCTGCGCATGCCGGAAGTTGCGTCTGGATAGGCCGGGATCGATACCGGGCTGACGTCGTATAGGCGGCCAAACTGGGTGATGGTGCGAATGATGACGCCGTCTTCGTTTTCGTCCCAGCTGTCGCCATTGGCGGCCAGGCGGAAGGCGAAACTGCTCTGGGTGATGTCCCCGCGTTCCATGCTGATTGCAAGGTCGCGTGCAGCCTGGGTATCGGGCAGGTCAGCTTCATACATCAGGCCGGTGGCGTCGGCGGTAATGCGCAGGGTGCCTGCGGTAGTGCGGCCAAGAATGAGGTTTTCATCGTGGTTGAAAAAGCAGCGGACATCGTCTTGCAGCACGCCGTCGAATGCGCCGGGGGCGATCTGTTCGCGGAAGCCACCGAGGTTTTCAGACAGGGTGTTGAATTTGGCCGCGTAGCCGCGCACGCCGACCGGGCTGGTAGGGCTGGCCTTGCGGATTTCAATCCGGCCTGATTCAAAGATTCGACGTTCGATGTCATTCATTTTCTGCTCCTGCTGCGGGGTCTTGCGGTTCGGCGGGTTCGGGCGGCTCGTTGTTGATCTGGTCTTCTTCCTGATCGAGCTTATCGGCGGGCATCATGTTGCTTGGCGACAGGTACACGTCACCGCCTTCGATCATGTTCATGTCCTCTTTTTCGCGCACGTCGTTGGCGCTCATCCAGCCCCACTGGCGGGCGCTGGCGTAGCCTTGCACGCGGCTGGTAAAGTCGCCACGCAACAAGTCGTCGACGTTGAATTTGACAAAGTATTTGCGCCGCTGCGTTGACGGAATCAGCTTGCGATTGATTTCCTGCTCCCAGCGCTTGATCCACGGCAGCATGGTGTGCTTCACAAACTCAAGCGCCTGTTGTTCGATATTGTTGTTGGTGCTGCTGGCCATGCTGCCGACCATGTGTGGCGGGATGCGGAAGATTCGAGCAATGTCATCTATCTGAAATTTTCGTTGCTCAATGAACTGTGCATCGGCCAGCGGCATCGACAGGGCGTTGAAGATCATGCCCTCTTCGAGCAGGGCGACCTTGCCGCTGTTGGCCTTGCCGGCATAGCTCTGTTGCCATGATTCGCGCAGGCGTGCGCTGGCTTCGGCGCTAATCTTGCCGGGGTGCTGCAAGACGCCGCTGAGGCGGGTTCCGTTCTTGAAAAAGTTGGCGCCGAACTCTTCGGCGTTGAGGCTCATGGTGATGGTGGCGCGGTGCAACGCGATGGGGCTGATGCCTTTGACACCATCCCATCCCAGCGCCGGGATGTGTAGCACGTCGGCGTCTTCCAGCACTTCGCCAGCGACGTTGTAAACCTTGCGGATGGAATTGCCGGTACGGATCAATGCAGGCTGTACTTCCCACGCTGGCAGCGGGTAGATGCCGATGACCTGGCCGGTGGTACTGTCGCGCTGGATTTCGGCATAAAAGTTGCCCCACAAGGCAAGCTGCGACATGCTGGCCTGGAAAAACTGAAATGCTGACTGATAGCTGTTTGGCTCATCGTGCAGTACGCCGTAGAGCGGATGGTTGTCGGCGCGCGTCACGTCGCGGTCGTTGATTTTTTTATACAGGTGGCACGGCAGCGTGGCGAGGGTTTCCGCCAGGATGCGCACGCAGGCGAACACGGCACTGGTCTGGATGGCACGTTGCGGCCGCACTGGCGGCAGGGTGCCTGCGTCATACCACAAGGCGTCCATCACGCCGGGATCGTCGAGCGAGTAGCGCGGGTTTTCCAGCATGCCTCGCTGCTCTTTCATCCAGCCAAACGGCTGAATGCCACGCTCGGCGATGTAGGCGCGGGCGGCGCTGAGTTTTTCAGTTTGGCTCATATGGACATGATTCCGCGGTCTTCGTAGATGCTTTCGTCCTGGGCGAACAGGGCGCGGCCCATGGACATGAGCATGGAAACCGGGCCGTCGATTTTCTGTTCGTGCTTTTCTTTGGTCGGGTGCTTCAGGCCGCTGAATTTGCTGACGCGCATTACGACGTTGCTGATCATCCAGGTCATCGCCGGGTTGGCATCGTGCACCAGGTCGCCAGTCAGCACGAGATTTTCGATTTCGATGATCGGCAGGGTGAAGTGGTTGGCGGTCTGGGCGATTTCGACCAGCGGCAAACCTTCTTTCAGCAGCGTGGCGGCGAAGTACGCGGCGAATTTGGGGTCGTAGGGGATTTCGACGACCCTGAATTTGCTGTTGTACTCTCGCAGATCGGCTGCTATTACTTCAAAATCGGTAGCGTTGCCTTCAGTCATGACCAGATGGCCGGTTTTTTCCCATCCGTAGAAGTGGCGGTTCTCTGGGGCGTTAACCTGGGCTTCGTTCAGGTAAAACCGAAAAAACTGATAGTATTTTTTACCACGCTTGAAGGTCAGGCACAACGCGGCAATGTCTGACTTTTCTGCCAAGTCCATGCCGATCCAGCATTCTTCACCGGCAAAGTCGTCAAGGCTCAGGCTTTCATCACCGCAGGCTTTCCAGTCGGTGACGCTGATCCACGATTCGCCGCCGGTCAGCCAGATATTCAGGCGTTTGGTTTTGAAATTTGGCTCTTCGCTGGGCTGGCGCTTGGCCTTCTCGCATGCGGCTGTTAAGCCATCGAGGTAGACCGAGACGCCTAGGCTGGGGTTGGCTTTGGCCCATTCAAGCGGGTCATCCCATTTTTCAGCGTCATCGACGGTGTAGATGATGGCGAGAAATTCATCGTCGTCGAATATACCATCGAGCACTTTTTCTGCGTACAGGTGTTGCTCGTAACCGAACCCGGACAGGTCAAACCCGGCGGTGGTGATCTGCCAGATCATCGGCTGGCGGCGTGAGCCGATGCCGGATTTGATGACGTCGTAGATCTCGCGCGTGGGGTGGGCATGCACCTCGTCCAGGATTGCGCCATGCGGGTTAAGGCCGTCGAGGCTTTTGCTGTCGCGCCCCAGCGGTAGGAACTTATCAGCGCGTCCCGGGGTCGGGTTGTACAGCTCGTCGCGGCGGATGCCGATGTGGCGGCGCAGCAGCGGCGAGGATTCAACCATGCGGATGGCTTCGGAATGGGTGATGCGCGCCTGTTCCATCTTGGTGGCGGCGGTGTAGACCTCAGACCCGCCTTCTCCGTCGAACTGGAACAGGTAGATGCCGATGCCTGCGAGCTTGGTGCTTTTTCCTGACTTGCGCGGCACCTCTTCCCAGACTTCACGAAATCGCCGGGTGCCGTCGGCGCGTAACCAGCCAAACGCGAGGGCGATCCAGAATTGCTGCCAAGGCGCAAGTTCGAACTGTTTACCTGCCCACTCGCCTTTGGAATGACGCAGGAACAGGAACGATTCGAGCGCGTGCTGTGCGTGGTCTTCGCTGAAGCGCAGGCCGCGCAGGTGGCCGGTTTCCATGTCGCGGTAGTGGCGCTCTACGGCTTTGCGCGTCCACTTGCTGACGGGGATGTCGTCAGCAAGGACGGCGAGGCCGTAGGCGTTCCAGTCAAACGATCGTGACGCTGATAATACGGCGCTCATGCCGGGTCGGCGCTGCCCTGCACCAGGGTCATGCCTATCGCGGATTTGCGTGCCTGGTGCGCGGCGACAGGATCATCAAACAGGGTGCGCTGCTGCGGCTTGGCAGCATCGCCCATGACTTTGTTGAAACTCGGGATCGTCAATGCGGCTTCGGGCAGCCATTGCAGCAGCTCGCGCTTGAGGTTGCGCGCAACATAGTAGAGCTGGTGCGGCTGCTGGTAGCCATTGGGCGTAGATACAATGTAGCTTCCGTCATGCGCCTTGGCATACTCGGCGATCTCTTCTTCGGCGGCGATCCAGCTGGCGAAGGTGCGGCAGATGACGGTGAGCAGCATCGCATCGGTGCGATGGATCAGGCCGACTTCATGCAGCGCTAGAGTGACCTGATCCCATATGCGGCGCTCTTTTGTACTGAGCTTGGCGGGTGGGATAGGAATTTCGGAATCAATCGACAATGGGTGAACGCCAGACGTACCACTCGCGCCGACTTGGAGCGGAACAGTCGGAAGTGCGTGCAAATCTGCCATGACATTACCTGTGGAAAGCAAAACCTATAGCAGTTTCACCCCCCCCCATTCAAAAAAACACTTCTACGCAAAATTTAAC